TCCTGCGCCGCGGCGAGATCGGCTTTCTGCAGCCGCCAGCCCGCGAGCCCAGCGTTGCCTTCCAACTGATCGCGGCCATCGAGGCCCAGACCGACCGCTACTTTGGCCGCCCGACCGAGAAGGTCCCGCCGGTGATCACCCAGATGCGCCAGCAGCGCCTGATTAACAACTGGCTGCATGGCTGGACCGAGGCCTTCCGCCAGGTCCTTGCACTCACGCTGCAGTACATCGGCCCCGCCGAGATCCAGCGCATCACGGCCTCGGCCACACCGCTCCCGCAGGACGTGCAGGACTTCGACGTGATGCTGAAGTTCGACATCCGCGAGCTCTCGACCGACCTGGTGACCGAGAAGCTCAAGGCCATCTCCACCCTCGTTCTCCCCCTCGACACGGCTGGCGTCATCGACCGTGCCAAGCTGATCAGTGTTGCGCTCCGAGCCATCGACCCGACCCTGGCCAGCGAGCTGGTGATGCAGCAGGGGCCTGCCGCGCAGAAGATGTTCAACGAGACCAACGACGAGATCGCGCTGATGAGCCTCGGCAACCCGCCGCAGCTCCGGGAGAACGACCCCACCGCACCCATGCGCCTGCAGTTCAGCCAGCAGGTCCTGCAATCCAACCCGAAATACCAAGCCCAACTGCAGCAGGACCCGCTCTTCCAGGCGAACCTGCAGAAGTACATTGAGAATCTGCAGTTCTCGGTGCAACAGCAGCAGAACGCCATCACAGGCCGCCTTGGAGTCCAATGAAACTCAACGAAGAACAACTCTCGGAGGCCCTGTCAGTGTCCGAGGAGCACCCGGTGCTCAAGGCTATGGGCCAGGTCATCGAAGACACGCTACGGGACGAGGTGCACAGTGCCCTCCTCCCATCACTTTCTGCGGAGGACCGTGCCTATAACGCAGGCCGGGCAGCCGCAATCAAGGATCTGATCGCACAAATCAGTGCGTTAAGAAACGGGAGGGAGTTGACTTCCGGTCAATTCTAGGCTCTCACTCACACAACGGCTTCTTGGTTGGCCTTAAACAACCATGGTGCAGCATACCCGGCTTGCAGGGTCTAAAAGCATGGACATCCCGACGAATACACAGGAAGCGACCCTGTCTAAAAACACGGCACAGCCCCCAATCAACCCGATGCAGTTCGACGAATCGGCGTTGGCCAAGCTACTGAAGTCACGCTTCAGCGGGGAGGAAGACAAGGCATCAGCCGTCGAGCAACAAGCGCCGGAGCCGGAAGCCACTTCAGTGGACGATCAGGCCGAGGATGCGGAGCCGACCGCAGAACAAACGGATGCGCAGGCCGAGTTGCCTGAGCAGGAGGTTCTTTCCGAGACTGAAGAGAACAGCGACGAGGAATCGCTGGGCTACCGCAAACGCATCGACAAGCTCACGCGCCAGAAGAAAGAGGCGCTGGAGAAGGCCGAGGCGCTCGAGCGGGAGCTCAACGACGCCAAGACCAAGCTGGAGCAGACCATCGAAAGGCCTACCGCGGTGCAGTCCGCTGCAGACCCGTTTGCCGATGTCTGGGAAGTGTCGAAGCTCAACGATGAGTGGAGCAAGGCCCGGAATCTGAAACGGTGGTGCGAGGACAACATCGACGGCTGCGAAGTAGAGGGCAAGGAGTACAGCGCGGAGGACGTGAAGCAGATCAAACGGCGTGTCGAAGACGCCATCGACCTGCACATCCCCAATCGCGCCCGCTTCCTGCAGAACTACCAGCAGATCAAGCCCATCGCGGAACAGCTCTACCCATGGTGGAAAGACCGTTCGGCTGCCGAGTACACCGAAGCGCAGGCCGTCCTGCGGCAACTGCCGCAGATTGCCTCATTGCCGGAGTACCAGGTGCTGGTCGGTGACTTCATTGCCGGGCGCAAGTTGCGTCTGGCTCAGGAGTCCGCCAAGGGCAAGCCATCTGCCACCCGCCCACTGGCCAAGGCACCCAGTCAGCCCGGTCGACCCACCGCAATCCCTGCAAAGAAGGACGCGGCCAAGGTCGGTCTGGATGCTGCCAAGTCGCAGTTCCGAAAGTCCGGGACGACCACCGAATTAGCCCAAGTACTCAAAAGGATGCTCTAAACCATGCCCCTACTCCAACCCAACCAGGGCGGCTCTGTGCCGCTCGCTTCAACCTCCGCCGCTCGTGAAGATCTGGCGGATTACATCGCCATCGTCGATGCCAAGTCGACCCCGTTCGTGTCCATGGCCCCTAAGGGCCGTGACATCGGCAATATGCAGTTCTCTTGGCAGGTCGATAACTACGGCGCCCCCGTGCTCGCCGGCGTGGTCGACGGCACCGACGTGACCGTTGCCAGCGCCTCGAACCCGGTGGTCAACCGGACCCGCTTGAACAACTACGGCCAGGCCTTCCGCCGGGACCTGCGCATCGGTTTCATCGCCGAGACTCAGGACGTTGCTGGTGTGACCGATGAGTTGGCCAACGGCATTGCCAAGAAGCTCGTCGAGATCAAGCGCGACATGGAGTCGACCTTCATGTGCACCAACCAAGCTGCCCAGGCCGACAACGGTTCGAGCAACGCCTACCTGACCGGCTCCCTCGGCAACTGGCTGACCAGCACCAACGCCTCGAACATCGGTGCGTGCGCTTCCGGTTCGCCCTTCCTGCCGGCCTCCGGCGCGGTTGACACCACGGCTTCCGCCTCATTCACTGAGGCGACCGCTCAGAACGTGCTGACGGCCATCTACAGCGCCACCGGCACCTTCCGGGACTACGATTGTATCCTGGGCACCACGCTCAAGCGTGCGTTCACCAACCTCACGGCCTCGGGTGTTACCCAGGTTGTCAACGCCAACAGCATCGCTGCCACCAGCGTCCGTACCTTCAATCAGGACTTGTCAAGTGATACTTTTAAGGCATCCATTGATCTTTTTGAAGGGGACTTCGGCCGGCTAATTTTACATCCGTCCACGTTTTTGGGGGGTAAAAACAGCACCTCGCTGTCCGCTCAGGCCTTCAAGGGCTACGTGATCCCGATGGACATGGTCGAGGTTCGCTACGCCAAGCTGCCGCAGGTCAAGGATCTGCCCGACGCCGGCGGCGGCCCTGCCCGCCTCGTCGAGGCCATTGCCGGTCTCGTGGTGAAGAACCCGAGCGGCTTTGGTATGTTCAACGGCGCGAGCTAGTCTTAGTTTCAACGGGGGAGGTCCATCCCGGGCCTCCCCCTCTTTCCTTTTCTCATGGCCCACAATTCCGCATCCTCCGTCATCGCCAACGCTCTCGACGATATGCCCGGCGAACTGCGCCGCGCCGTCATCAAGGAGTTCCAATCCGGCATCCAGAAGGACTGGGTGCAAGCTGGAATACAGCAGAAGCGCATCGCCAAGGACTCTGATCGAGAGGTCCGCGCTATCGACGGCATCGGGCGGCTGCGGATGCGGATCGACCCCACGCTCTACCATGCCTGGGGCAGCAAGTACGGCTACGATTGCTGGAAGGACTCCCAATTTTTGAAAGAGGTCGAGCGGGATAACCCCGAGGTGCGAGTGCGCTGCGGGGCTACACGCTTGCAGGTTGGATGGAGCGGTGGCACAAAACGCAGCAGTCAGAAGTTCACCCTATGAATGTCGGATCAAACCGCCAACTGGCCGGCGAATACGGTGGCCGGTACATCGACGCCTCCGCGGGCACTGTGACCGGCAACTACATGGAGATCCATGCCGTTGCCACGTCCATCCTCGGCGCCGTCTCGTCCAACATCACCAACTTCCCCTCCGGCGTGACCATTCAGGCCGGCGACTCGATCTCGGGCGTCTTCACCTCGGTGGCTGTATCCTCCGGGGCGATCATCGCCTACAACCGCAAGTGGGTCTAAAATGCGTCTCGGACTAGGCCTAGGACTCGGCGTGCAGCAAGCCCTCGGTGGGGCTGGCGGCGGCGCTGACCTGCCTATCATCCGGCGCGACCTGCTCCAGGAGGACGACTTCTTTGTCTTCCTTGAGGATGGCGACAAGATCGTCATCACCTTCGGCACCTTCGACTCTTTAGACTTGGAGAACGGGGACTTCCTGCTCCAAGAGGACACAGGCAAACTCATCATCCAAGCAAACTAACTTATGGCAGACACGAAAATCACGGCCTTGGCGGCCATCACTACGGTTGATCCGGCAGCGGACGTGCTGCCGATTGTGGACATCTCGGATACGTCCATGGCTGCATCGGGCACCACGAAGAAGATCACCAGCAACCAGATCCTCGGGGCAGGCGGCACCGCCACCCTCGCCTCCGCCACCATCACCGGCGATCTGACGGTGGATACCTCGACCCTGAAGGTTGATTCGACGAACAATCGGGTGGGTATTGGCACGGCAAGCCCCACTTCCGATTTGGATATTTTCCGCGCAAGCGGCAGCGGAATCACCTCTGGTATCTCACTGCGTACTGCTGCCGGTGCTGGCGGCGACGGTTCATTCATCAAATGGCTTAGTGCTGGTAGCAACGAAAAGGTTGCTCAGATTGACGGCGTTCTGAATGGAACCGATGTCGGTTATCTGTCGTTCCAATGCGGCAACGGTGCTGATGCGATGGCGGAGCAATATCGAATCGCTTCAAGCGGATTGTTCACATGGTACGACGGCGCGGGCGGCACCCGAATGACCCTGAACTCCACGGGGCTGGGCGTGGGGACGACTGACACCACAAATGGACGTTTAAATGTTAGAGCTGGAACTGCTGCAACAGGAAACTCCGCTTTCTTTATCAATTCTGACGGAACTTACAATCCATACCTGCAAATCCAGCACAGTTCTGCAGGGATAAAGCTGTTCGTTTCAAGTGCTTTTGGCACACCAGCAAACAATCTGATATTTGGAAACGGTGGTGTTTCCGAAACAATGCGTATTGATGGATCTGGCAACGTCATCTCAAACGTCACCGGCACCGCTCCGACGCTGGCAACCAACAGCCAGATGGTCTTCAACCTGACCAGCAATACCAACCTCCGAATCTCGGTTCGCGGAACGGACGGCACCACACGCACGGCCAACATCACCCTCGCCTAATCTACCATGAACATCTCTTGGCTCATCGAACGCCTTCTCTGCAAACCCGTAGAAGGCTCCTACACCGATGTCGTCATCACCGCCGACTGGCGTTGCAACGGCACCGAAACCACCGGCACCGGAGACGACGCGAAGACCTACAGCGGCACTTGCTACGGTAGCTGCTCGTTCGCTCCGCCGACTGGTAGCTTCACTCATTATGCCGATCTGACCGAGCAGCAGGTACTTGACTGGTGCTATGCCAACGGAGTCGATCAGTCGGCCATCGAAGCGAACGTCTCCGCGCAGATCAACGACCAGATCAACCCTCCGGTCATCGCTCCGCCGCTGCCGTGGGTGACTCCCGCTCCTGAGCCTGTTGTTGTTGCGCCCGAGGCTCCCGTTGTCGAAGCTCCGACCGTATGATCAAGATCGAACTTACCCCGCAGCAGTTCAACCAACTCTATGAGCTGCTGGTCATTGGCATGAAGGCTGGAAATGTCCAAAACATGAAGGTCGGACTGCCGCTGGTGGACATCCTCGAAACCGCAGCCGCGCAGCACAAGCCCGAATAACATGGACGCGACCAACCAAGGCGGTGGATTCGGCGGAATCGTTGGATTACTAGGGACCGCCACGGTCGCAATAGTCGCATCCTACATCCCCGAACTCACCGAGTGGACGCGGTTCCTGACCGCGCTCGCCGCCCTGATCGCCGCAATCACGGCCCTCTACAAAGCCATCAAAAAGAAATGAATCCCAACGTCGCCTCACTCATCCGCCACGGTCTCAGCGCCGCCGGTGGTTTTCTCATCGCCAAGGGCGTTGTCACGCTCGACCAGGTCAACGAGGTTGTCGGCGCCATCATCGCTCTTGCTGGCGTTGGCTGGTCAGTGTTCAAGAACAAGAAGACCGACAAGAAGGCCCCTTGAACTGGGTCTACCAGATCCTGAAGGCACTGCTCGATTGGTTCCGCGAGACCCCACCCACCGACATCCAACATGGAAAAGCACCCGAGGCTCTCAAGAACGATCTGGCTGATCGCATTGCTGGACTGCCTCGGTTGCCAGATGACGAAGGTGGTCCTGGTCCCTTCCGGTGACCCGGTGATGCTAGCCAAGCCGGTGAAGGCCAGCGTGTACGGATTCGACAAAGACAAGAAGCTGGTCGGGCCGTCCACGGTGACGCTGCCGGCTGGTTGGTACGCACTGCCAAAATGATCAACTACAAGGGCAACAAGTTCTCGGGCTACAACAAGCCCAAGCGCACTCCCGGCGAGTCGAAGAAGTTCGCTGTCCTTGCCAAGGAAGGCGACAAGGTTGCCTTGGTTCGCTTCGGCGATCCCAACATGACGATCAAGAAGCACCTGCCTGATCGCCGCGCATCCTTCCGCGCCCGTCACGGCTGTGACGAGCCGGGCACCAAACTCTCCGCCAAGTACTGGGCGTGCAAATCCTGGTAGCCAATGAGAACCGTTACCTACGACTACGTACTGCAACGCGCCTGTGAGCTCACTGGGCGCGTTTTCTCAACGCTGACCACCGAGGAGTCCAACTTCTTCCGCACGTTCATCTCCATGTCATTACGGAGCGCCTGGGAGTGCTTCGATTGGCCCGAGCAGACGGTGTATCAGCAGGAGTACTTTGCGCCCACATACGCCTACGCCACGACCTACAACGCCGGCGACGTGGTCTACTATCCTGTCGAGGAAAAGTACTATCAGTGGATCAATATCACTCCTGGATCGGGTCAAACACCGACAATCAATGGACCAAAAGGGTCACTGAACTCAATCTACTGGGGGGAAGCTCAACCTAGCTACGGCAACAACGACGGCAATTGGGACTTCAACACGTCCTACACTGTCGGGCAGATCGTGCTGTACCCAGTGACTCAGGAGCACTACCAGGTCTACTCCATACCACCGTCTGGAACAGTTCCCACCAACACCGCCTACTGGGGCATCCTGAACAAGTTCTTGCGCAACATCTCGCAGACCAACAACCCCGATGGCACTCCTCGGGCCGTCCCCATCGGTGAGACCTTCTCGGTCTGGCCTGGTGACCCCCGCGTGTCTTGGCGCCAGCAGGAGGCCACCTACACCTTCACGGACGACGGCGTGCTGGTCGGAGATCAGTTGCCCTACGTCTGGCTCGAGTTCCGCAAGACACCTCCCCTGCTCTCGACCGCCGCCGAGGCCTCTGCCTACGCATTCCCCTACCGCTTCTCGGAGATCTGCGCACTCAAGGCCGCGGGCCAGATGCTGCGGGTCGACGGCAAGATCGACCTGGGCAACCAGTTCTTGGAGTTAGGGGAGGTTGAACTCACCAAGGAGATCGACAAGGTGGCGCTGCAGGAGAAGTATGTGCGGCAGATAATCGTGCCCTCCCGGTGATATGCCTGACCTGCCTCAAATCGGTGGAATCGACGATGGATTCGTTGGAGTGGTATCGCGCATTGACCCTGCGCTGATCCCGACCTCCTACGTTTCCAACGCGGTCAATCGGCGCTTCGAGGATCAGGTCATCAAGAACCGCTGGGGCATCGTGCAGCCCAAGTGGGGCGGTCGATGGTCAGTCGGATCACGTGTTGTCACGCTGACCTCTGGATCATCCAGCGGCACCCCTGTCTCCGGCACTCAGATCCCTGCCAACTCGCAAGTGGTCTGTGATGTCGATGCCAACACCCAAATCTTCTCCAACGGCACGCTCTGCACGCTAGAC